CCGGGACGAAACACACTCTACAGTGCTATTTCTTTGACTTTCCACGGCAGGGCGCGGGACGTACCATGCTTTCGCATTAACTGAGGGATTTTGCATTCCTCTCTCCTAGTTGAAACGGAGTTAGTTAGTGTTTTTTTGGTTTTTCATGACGGGTTAGAGACCCTCTTTTTTCCTTTTACCTTTTTTTCTTTTTTCTAAGTTGACTTCCGTGTCATCGCGAACCGATCATTCGATCAATACCCCCTCGAGCGCGCTCGTCAAGCGCGGTTAGGGGTGTTCACGGTTCCTTAGCACACGGGCGATAGCCTAGCCACCCTCATTTGAGTTACCTCCCTTTCTTTTCCCGGTCCAAAACTTCTGCCACCCACAACCAACTGTTCCTGCGGTCGAAAGCGCAGGGTACAGCCAACGGTGAGACAGACTCCTGGCTGGTTTACGATTGTGGGCCGTCTCCGAGTGCCCAATTTTCTTATGTTTTAACAATAATTTTTAATTTCAATTCTCGGGATGCTCATCAGCGTTTTGTGTACCCTTCACGTAGCCTTTCGGCATTTAGGCATCCGATCGTACTAAGCCGTGGCTTCGTCACCGGACCGTACAGGTGTCTGCACACTTACTAGGAGGATATCCTTTAAATGGGTTATAGCACCCAATCCTAGCAGCCAGCCTCGCTACACAGGTCTACCACTTCGCGCCCGCCGGTACCATCCTTTGGATACCGATTAAGCAGAGTAGTCCCGAAAAAAAAAAAAAAAAAAATATAAAAAACAGAAGAAAAAAGGGGTCAAGAGAAAGTTTGTTAGGAGAAAATAAGGTTTTTCATGGCGGTAAAACATCGGTTGAAGCCGACTATCGCTGCTGAAGGCCTAGAAAATACAAAAAACAGGCGAAAAAAGAGGAGGGGTAACCCTCCCAATTAAAAACACAACCCGCTCACTCCTTGTCAACACGATGGATACGCCTAACCCCGGTTATAAAATCGTCAAGCATTCGCGAGATAGTACCCTTAGGGGGTTTTACTATCTTCTCGCGAGGGACGTCGACTTTCCGAGGGAGAAGTACTCCACCGCTTCTAAGACGGATAGGGAGAGAGGGGGGAGAAAAAAGAATTCGTTTTTTTTCAGCGAATCTAGGTGTGTCACCTAACTCCACGAAGCGAGTCTTTCGCTGGAGCAACGGGTGATCGCACATCCACGTGCTGGTACAGTCCTCATTTGAGAGGATCACCTCTGGATAGCGAGAAGAAAAGTATTGATAAGCTTCTGCCGGCCAGAGGAACTGCCAGTACGTCTCGACACCTAGATTCTTTTTTTGTATTGGAGTGGGAACTCCTTTTGTTTCGCGGAGGAAATCTGCTTTGTCAACGATGCATTGATAAGGGCCACCGCAAATAAATGCGTCCTTGATCAGAGGGTGAGGTGCACCTTTGTGAAGAGGTACACCTTCCCACGCATCGACAAATTTCCTCTTTTCCATTCGTCCCCACTGAGCTATCATATCGTAAGCTTCAGGTAGGGGCGGATTTGCCACGACAACGTCCGGAGTCCGTTTAACTCCCATTTCCTTTGTAGGGGCGGGTCCCAAAAAAATCGCGCGGCGGAACCAAGACTTCTTGAGAAGGTACTGAGTGGTACGCTTAGGGAGATCAGCAACACACAGAGGTCTCAGAGAGATCTCGTGTCTCATTGCGACATTAAGGATCCACGCCTGGACATCCCGGCGTAAACCCTTAATGCTGTTGCATACGTCTCGAAGCATACCATCAGCCTGTTTCTGGAAGGGTCGGAGGAAGCTAAGGACAGGTTTGGGATTTAAACCCTTTCTCATGGAAGAGCAAGGTTGACTGTTCAAGTCGGCCCAGTGATCCTCAATACCTGTCTTAGATTCATTGACCACTAATCCGTAGGATCCGGTTATCTTACGCCAAAGCGCAAAAAAACGTTCATTTCCTGGGAATAAGCAGTCGTCTCCATTAAAACGACCAATGCGATGTTCACCCGACCCGTAGCTTATATCGCAAGCCATATCGAAGCAAGCCTTATTCAAGAGGCAGAGAAGAGGGAAACTGACAAGGTTTCCCATCATTGATCCCCGTTTAATAGGGTGTGTCTCTACTCCTCGACGCTCTTCGATATCTAGCCCGAGATATTCGCTACCAACCCAGCGCAGGTTGGTGAACGATCCCACTAGTACCTTCCTTTCCTCCTCTGTAAGCTCGGCGCATTCCGCGAGGACGTCAACAATGGCGGAAACGGCTTCGAGATAGATATTGTCAGTGGCTGCAGTATAGTCGCCACTTATGATCTTCTCACCTTTCCGCTTGTCACTGAAGACAGCCTCGAAGTCCTCGCGCGACACGTCACCACGGACCAGCCAACCTGATTCGCTCAGGTGGTCGTATAGAGCCTCGTGGACCGGACGGAGTACTTTCTTGACCCTTGCTGACTGCATTGTAACAGTCCGAAACTTTCCCTTTGTCTTAGCAACCCCTAATCTGACCAATGAGTCATCAGAAGAGTGCGCTTCGGTACTCGTCCCCAAGGTTCCTCCTTCCAGTCTAGAATTCTCTAGACATCCCTGCTGGTCAGGCACGTAAACCCCACGGTCCCTACAATCGGATGGGCCATAGTCCCCATCTCCAACATTTTTTCTTTTGTTTTCTAATTTTCTCCCCCACCCTCCGGCAAGTTCCCGAACATGTCGCTTTAGGAGCCAGATCGGGTCATGAACCCAATCGGCCGGAGGCATTACCGCCTCCTTCGCAACATGCTGTTTCCAAGCCTCACACGACGCCCTGGAGGCGATCCTGTCACACGGAATGCAGCTGAAATCGAAGATGCGTTTTGATCCTTTGATCATCGATTCCATTTTCTTTAATTTATTTTTTTTTTTCCTTTTTTTTCTTTCTGCATACCGGGATAGGACGCCGGCCGTCCATGTATCCCACACCCGCCTTATTGCGGCGCAGTCTTCCCCCTCGAACAGGGGTCTATCACCTTGGAGACTAAACTCCGAGCAGATGATGAAGGCTGCCCTTCCTAAGGCATTGACAAGGGGCCCTGTTGCAGTGCAACGGGCTGGTTTCAAAGGTACCTGGGTTTTACCCCTCTTCCCTTTGAGGTCCTGCGTCAAGCTTGAAGTTGCCAAGAGCATCACAAGCAGTCCCTGGTCCGTAT